CTTTATGTAGTGTGTCGATTAAGGAGGAAGTGCGTCTTGCTGAGAAGATTGAAGCTGGTGAGGTCCGTACAATTATTAGTATGGATGTTAATCATGTTGTAGCTCATTGTATGTTGACTTTACATCAGAATGAACGTCTTATTGCTACGGGTAATAAGCTTTTACATTCTTCTGCTTTAGGACTTAATTTGTTCCAAGGCGGGTTTGATAGGTTAAACCGTAAGATGATGAGATTTGGTGATAAGTGTACGATTGAACTTGATGGTAAGAAATTTGATAGTCGTTTTCGTAAGTTTTGTTTTGATCAAATATATATGTTTCGTTATAAGATGTTGCGTCGTGAACATCGAACACCTGAGAATTTGCTACGTTTAAAGAATTTGTATAAAGAGCTGTCACATTCGCCTTTGGTAAATGTAGATGGTTCAGTGTATGATCGATGTTGTGGTAATCCTAGTGGTCAAGCTTGTACGACACCTGATAATACCTTTAAGAATTTTATGGATATTGTGGTTCTTTGGCATTTAATTATGCCTGAGGAATTTCATAGTTATCAAATTTTTAAGGATTGTTTAGAGATATGTATATGTGGTGATGATATTAATATTAGTGTTCATCCAGATGTTCAAAAGTGGTTTAATATTTCTGCCATTGAACAGAAGATGAGTGATATTGCTATGGAGTATCATTTTGCTTCGAGAGAGTTTCGATCGAATTATGAATGTACTTTTCTTGGTCATAGTTTCAAGATGTGTAATATTCCTTCTTTAGGTTATGGTATGTATTTGCCTTGTATTGATTGTGAAAAGATGCGTACTAATATGTTGATTTATAATACCCATGGGACTGTTGCTATACTATTGTTCGTGTATGTGGTCTTAGAAATGAGACTTTTGCGTGCGAGGATTGTAGAAATTGGTTTATGGATTTAGTTGAGTATTTGCGTGTTAAGTATCCTATTGGTGCGAGTGAAGCTACTGATTTGGCTTGGAAGAATTATAATACAGATCGTGAGATTTGGGAAATTTATACAGGGGCTGAAAGTATGGACTTAAGTGCTACTCCTGCTTCGGCAGAACTCGCTGTTTTACAGTGTTCTGTAGATGTGTGTCGCGACTCATACATAAATTCATTTTCTCCCCCGAATTTATATTTCTCTCTCTCTTCTGGTTTTTGTAATATTTTTATTGCTGATACTTTAATATTCATTATGGCTACTGCTGCTAAACGTGCTGCTCGTAAACGTCGTCGTCAACGACGTGCTGCTCAACGTAAAGGTGGTAATGGTTCAAAACAAACGCAGATGCAAACTGCTCGTAAACAAATTGCACAATTTGCTTCTCTACCTCAGCGTGTAGGTAAGAAGAAG